GGGCGCGTCCAATGCCTCAAACAGCCTCGGCGTAAGCTTTGCGTTCTGCTTCTGAGGAGAATATTATGAGCACCATCATCGTTCCCCTCGTCTGCGCCGTGCTTGGCGAGGCGGATAGAAGCGTATGAGCACAAGCAACACCGTCGGGCAGAAAATGACCGACGCAGAGCTCGCGAAGCTTGAAAAGCGGATTGCTGCGATATATAGGGAAGCGTATAACGATCTGACGGATACGATCAGGGATTACTTCGGCAAATTTGCAGCGCGTGACGCGGTGGAAAAGGCGCGCATAGAAGCCGGGGAGATCTCGGAGGATAAATACAAGCAATGGCGGCTTGCGCAGATCGGGCGTGGAAGGCGCTTCGAGGCGCTGCGCGATCAGGTAGCCGAGCGCATGACGAACGCCAACGCGACCGCCGTTGCTTACGTCAACGATGCAACGCCCGGCATTTATAGCCTGAACCGTAATTTTGCCGCGTACACCATTGAGCAGGTGACCGGCGATGTCGGCTTCGACATCTGGGACGAACAGACCGTGAAGCGCCTGATCTCAGAGCAGCCGGAGCTTATGCCGTACTATCCGGAAAAGCGGGCGCTCAATCGCGGGATAGATCTTGCATACGGGAAAAAGCAGATCACGGCCAGCGTCACCAGTTCCATTTTACAGGGCCGGAGCATCAAAGGCATGGCGGATGATCTGCAAAGCCGCATTACCACCATGAACCGCGACAGCGCCATCCGGACGGCCCGCACAGCCGTCACCGGCGCACAGAACGCCGGACGGCTGGATTCCTATTATGCCGCTGAGAAAATGGGAATCAAGTGCAGAAAACAATGGATGGCGACACTCGACGGAAGAACCCGCCACTCCCACGCCATGCTCGACGGCGAAATCGTCGACAACGACAAAAAATTTTCCAACGGCTGCCGCTACCCAGGCGACCCAAACGGCCCACCGGCCGAAATCTATAACTGCCGCTGCACGCTGGTATCCGAGATTGAAGGAATCGACACCTCCGGAGGCAAGCGCCGCGCCAGGAACCAGGCGACCGGACGGAATGAGCTGATTGAGAATATGAGCTATGCGGAGTGGGCTGGATGGAAGGAAAAGGCACAAGTGCAAAAGGCTATGGCTCAGCAAGCGGAAACATATTCTACATTTGCTGATGGAGAACAAGCAAGCCAGTTCTTTGGAGAAAGACCTCCAAGAAGTTTGCGAAGAGAAAACAGAGAGGAATATGACAGGCTTTTGGAAGAGTATAGAAAAAGTTCCTTTGGCTCTTGGTGTGATGGATTGAGCGGTGAAGAAACAACCTCTATTGGCGAATATTCTGGCGATGGATATTCCGGCATCAACGGATTGCTCCGCGGTCACATGACAGAAAAGATGGTAAAGGCTTGGGACGATGTTTCAAGTATTGGAATCCGTGAAATGGTTGACCATATCGATGATTCTATATCGAGGTTTGAACTTAAAAAGGGCATTAAGGTATATCGAACTTGTGAGAAAGATGTTTTTGAGAACCTTTCAACGCAAGTTGGATCAAAGTTTGTGGATGACGGATTTGTTTCCACGACAGTTTTGAAAAAAAAGGTTGCAAGTGGCAATGTTTTTATGGAAATTGATGTACCGCCCGGAACTGGTAGAGGTGCGTGGATAAATCCGCTAAGTGGCTCAGCCGATAAAGAATGGGAGTTCCTGCTTCAAAGAGGATCTGTTTTTGAAATTACCGATGTTTCGGATGTTGGTGATGACATTGTTGTGAAAATGAAATGGACTGGTATTGAAAAGAAAGATATTGAGTTTGCATCGAGAGAAGATGTTATTGCTTGGCAGAAGAGAAACGGATTGTATGACGAAACGGAGGAATACAGAATATGAAAACCAATAATCTGACAAAAGAAGATGTCAAGAAACTTTTGGGTGCCAAAAACAGAAAGAAGTTTGAGTGGTCAAAGGGTGACATTCGGAAAAAGAAATGAGTTACACCTACAAAAACAATACGGATGAGGTTTTGTAGATGGATATTAAATTCACCGACAACTCCAAAGAAGTGAAGTCTGCTATGCACGACGCGCTGATTCGCGCCCTAGAAAAGATCGGCATGACGGCCGAAAAGTATGCAAAGCGGCTTTGCCCGGTGGACACCGGCAATCTGAGGAACAGTATCACGCACCGCGTAGATGAAGGGGAACCGGCGGCATACATCGGAAGTGACATGAAATATGCCGCATACGTCGAACTCGGAACCGGAAAGCATTATCCGGGCGGCAGGCCTACGCCGTGGGTGTATCAGGACGCAAAGGGGAACTGGCACTGGACGCACGGCAACAAGGCGCAGCCGTATTTGAAGCCCGCAGCAGCGAACCATGCGGCGCAATACCGGCAAATCGTCGAAGATGAGATGAAAAACGGATAAAGATTGCGTCCCAGAGCCATAAATATACGGTATAAGTGTGGTAACAGCAAAGAAATGACTGTTGCCACATTTTTTGTTCTGTCGCGGCAAAGCACCGCCGACAAGGGAAAGGAAGATAGAACATGGCACTGACGCGAAAGCTCCTGAAGGGCATGGGGCTTACAGAAGAGCAGATGGATACGATCATTGAGGCGCACACCGATACCGTCGACGGGCTGAAAAACGACCTTGCACGGTATAAGGCAGACGCTGAAAAGCTCCCCGGAGTACAGGCGGAGCTTGAAAACCTGAAAGCCAAAGGCGACGATGGATGGAAGGATAAGCACGATAAGGTCAAAAAGGAATTTGACGACTACAAAAGAGAGCAGATGCAGAAGGAAACCAAGAGCGCGAAGGAATCCGCGTATCGGGAACTTTTGAAGTCTGCGGGTATCAGCGAAAAACGAATTGATTCGGTTTTGAAGGTCACCGATCTTTCTACGGTTGAATTGGAAGACGGCAAGATCAAGAACGCCGATGATTTGAAGAAGTCCATCAAGGAAGAGTGGGCAGATTTCGTTGTTACCACGAAACAGAAGGGCGCGGACACCAAAGACCCGCCCGCAAACAACGGCGGCGCTATGAGCCGGGACGACATCTTCAAAATCAGGGACGCGTCTGAACGGCAGGCAGCAATTGCCGCAAATCTCAATTTGTTCGGAAAGGAAGAATAATATGGCAGCAAAAAACAACCTGACCATGACGAGCGACGTTCAGGTAACCGCTCGTGAAATCGATTTTGTAACCCGCTTTGCGCGGAACTGGCAGCACCTGCGCGACATTCTCGGCATTATGCGCCCCATCAAAAAGCAGCCGGGCACCGTCCTGAAATCCAAGACCGCAAGCGTGACTCTCGCGCAGAGCGTCGGTGAGGGTGAAGAGATTCCCTACTCCAAAGCTACTGTCATCGAGAAGGACTATGCGAACATCAACGTCGAAAAGTACGCGAAGGCGGTCTCCATCGAGGCAATCAAGGAATACGGATATGACGTCGCAGTCGCGATGACCGATGAAGCTTTCCTGTATGAGCTTCAAACCAACGTCACGAACCGGTTCTACGACTACCTGAATACCGGTATGCTGACCGTCAGCGAAACCAACTGGCAGCGCGCGCTTGCGATGGCGAAGGGCGCTGTTATCAACAAGTTCAAGCAGATGCACCGCACCGCGACCAACGTTGTTGGCTTCGTGAACGTGATGGATCTGTACGATTACCTCGGTGGCGCAGACATCACCATTCAGACCGAGTTCGGATTCCAGTACATCAAGAATTTCATGGGCTACAGCACGGTTTTCCTGCTGTCCGACGATGAGATCAAGCGCGGCCGCGTGATCGCGACGCCAGTTGAAAACATCGTTCTGTACTATATCGACCCGGCTGACAGCGATTTCGCCCGTGCCGGTCTTGACTACAGAACAGATGGCGAAACGAACCTTGTCGGTTTCCACGTGCAGGGCAATTATTCCACCGCCGTCTCCGAGTCCTTTGCGATCATGGGGCTCACCCTGTTTGCGGAGTACCAGGACGGCATTGCCGTTGCTGACATTGACGAGACCCCGGCGCTCGGCACGCTGACGGTTACCTCTGCGGCGGGCACGGAGACAGGCGACACGAAGATCACGGTCAACCCGGCGAAGGAAGCGTCTGGGAATGTCTACAAGTACAAGGTAGGCGATTCGGCTGAGACTGTGGCCTATGGCCAGAATGTAAGGACATGGTCGACGTGGGACGGCAAGTCCGATGTCACGGCAGCGACGGGCAAGAAGATCACAGTCGTTGAGGCTGACGCGACTTACAAAGCGCAGAAGGCTGGCAATGCGACGGTAGCGGCGAAGTAATGGGGGTGGCGGTGTGATGCTGATTGAATTATGTGGCGTGCTTCGGAACTGGTTTGAAACTGACAGAATCAGTGGCACGTACACGGTCGAAAACGGCAGCATCACACTGCCGTTTTTGCAAAACGGGCAGTTTTTCCGCGTGGTGGGATCTGTTTTCAACGACGGAGTTCACCAATACCCGGATTACGCGATGGCAGACGAGACATTTGACGGCTCTATCTGGCCGATGGCCGTCCCCTCCGCTGTCCTTGCCCTCGAAGCTGAGATCAGAGCATGGCAGGAGAAAAACGGCGACGCAGCAGCAAGCCCGTTCACCTCGGAAAGCTTCGGCGGCTATAGCTACTCGAAGGGATCAAGCGGAAGCACGTCCGCGAGCGGGGCCGTGACATGGCAGACGACGTTCAAATCGCGCATGAACCAGTGGAGGAAGATCTGATATGAGCTTACTTGATGATTTTGCCCGCCCGTGCGTGCTGCTCGAAAAAAGCCGCACACCGGATGGAGCGGGCGGATATATCACAACATGGACGGATGGCGCGGAGTTTATGAACTATCAGGCGCTTGACACGTCCATGGAGGCGCGCAGAGCGGAGAAAGAGGGCGTGACAAGCGTTTACTCGGTGCTTGTGCAAAAGGCCGTACCAATCGATTATAACGACTTCTTCCGCGACAAGACGACCGGCGAGACGTACCGCGTCACGTCCGAGCCGAAGGACAAACAGACGCCGAAGTCCGCTAGCTTTGCCCTGAAATACTTCACTGCTGAAAAGAAAGCACTGCCAACATGACAAAAGACAAAGCATTGCACGCGTGGTTCTCACAATTCCTGACGGCCTACCCGAAGTCAAGCGTACCCAGTGACGCTACATTTCCGTATTTGGACTATGAACTGACTGTCGGCGCGTGGGACAGCGGAGAAATCGGGCTGACGGTTGACCTGTGGTATTACACCACGCAGGAAGCAGAACCGAACGCAAAAGCGCAGGAGATTGCAGACGCTATTGGGCTGGGCGGCGTGTTTGTGCCGTGTGACGACGGCGCAATCTGGATCAAGCGCGGTTCCCCGTGGTGTAATAACACCCGGCACGACGCTGATGCAAATATCAAACTGCGGTACTTGAACATTACAATCGAGTACATCACCGCAAACTGAAAGGACTGATTTCATGGCGAAATTCACAAAAATACCTGCTGATACCTTCAAGCAGCTGCAAATCAACGCCGGTGTAATTCTGAGCGATTTCACACCGGCGACCGGTGCGTTTGAACCAGAAAATCAGCTGGGCGCTACCACCGGAGGCATTACACTCACGGCGACGCCCACATATACCGACTTCGGCGAAGACGTGGACAACTGCCCAAAGAACACCATGGAGCTGAAGCGGCAGGATGATGTAGAAGTGAAGTGCTCCGGTACTTTTGTAACGGTAACCACCACGTCTGCAAAATCTCTGATGGCGGCGGCGGACATCGACGGCACGGACACAACCAAGGTCGTCCCGCGCCGCGACCTGTCCAGTGCTGATTTTTCTGACATTTGGATTGTTGGAGACTACTCCGACAAGAACGGCGCGAATAACGGCGGGTTTATCGCGATCCGCATGATGAATGCACTTTCTACCGGAGGATTCCAGCTGAAAACCGCCGACAAGGGCAAGGGACAGATGGCGTTTGAGTACACCGCGCATTACTCGATCTCAAAGCAGGATGTTGTGCCGTATGAGCTGTACATCAAGGCCGGTACGGCAGAAACCTGATAGGAGGCCGATATGAAACTTTCGGAATTCAGCACCGATAAGGCGGCAGATGTCCTCTGCGAAATCAGCGTATACGCGCTGAACATCGTGGCAGACGAAGAACTCAGGGGAAGCCTGAAAAAGCTGGCAGACGACGAAAAGCCGCAGACAGTCGGCGAAATGTACGCAATCGGCGTGCAGCGCATCGGCCAGTGGATCCCACTGATCCTGAAAAAGCATAGAGAAGACGCGTTCAGCATTCTGGCTGTGGTAAACAGCGTGACAGTTGACGCGATCCGGGAGCAGAACGTTCTCGTTACAATGCGGCAGATCCGGGAACTGGCCGAGGACAAAGATCTCACTGATTTTTTCAAATCGTGCGCGTCGGAGGCGAAAGCGTAACGCTTGCGCTTCTGGCAGCTCCAAAAATAAGCGCCGGAGGGCTGATTCGCCTTTTGCCGATTTTAATAAAGCGGCAGAACGAAGAATCAGCCTTTCGCATTTATGCGGCGGAGTGTATGCGCACGATCACGGAAAATACAGCGAAATTCGCGGGCGGAAGCTTTGTGCAGGCGAAGTACACCGATCTAATCAACCCGAAGCCGCAGGACAACAGAACCTGTGAGGAGATCACCGCCGACGTTGTGCGCCGGTGCGGATTGAAGGTGAAAAAATCCAAAGATGAATCTGTTTGAACTTTTTGTAAAAATCGGCGCCGATACGTCCGAGGCCGACAAGGGCATCGACGAAACCGGGAAGAAAACATTTGGGCTTGGCGAAAAAATAAAGAGCGGGCTTGCAACTGTCGGAAAGGCCGCAGTTGTCGGCGTGACCGCAGCGGCGACGGCAATCGGCACGATTGGAACAAAGGCAATCCAGGCATACGCAGACTATGAGCAGCTCGTCGGCGGCGTGGAGACGCTTTTTAAGGATAGCCAAGATAAAGTCATGGAGTACGCAAACAACGCGTATAAAACCGCTGGGTTGTCCGCAAATGAGTATATGGAAACGGTTACGAGTTTTTCTGCATCCCTGCTGCAGTCCCTCGACGGCGACACCAGTGCAGCGGCGGAAAAGGCAAATTTGGCGCTGACCGATATGTCCGACAACGCGAACAAAATGGGCACGGACATGACATTAATCCAGAACGCATATCAGGGGTTCGCAAAAGCAAATTACACCATGCTCGATAACCTGAAGCTCGGTTACGGCGGCACGCAGGCCGAAATGCAGCGGCTGCTTGAGGATGCTGAAAAAATTTCCGGAATCAAATACGATATCTCCAGCTATGCGGATATCGTAGACGCGATCCATGTCGTGCAGACCGAAATGGGCATCACCGGCACGACCGCAAAAGAAGCCGCGTCCACAATTCAAGGCTCGTTCGGTATGGTAAAAGCCGCATGGAAGAACCTCGTGACCGGCCTCGCCGACCCGGATCAGAATCTCGGAACTCTCGTGGGCAACTTCACGGATTCCATTGTCGTTGCGGGCAATAACCTGATCCCGCGCATTCAGGAGCTTTTGCCGCGCATTGTGGAGGCGATTACTACGCTGATGGTAACCGTAAGCACGCAGCTTCCGGGCATACTCGGATCCACCCTTCCCTCGCTTATTGAGGGCGCATCAAATCTGGTTACTGGGCTTATGTCCGCGCTCCCGGAGATCCTTACCGTTCTGGGCGATATCGCGCCGACGGCAATTGGGATTCTCGTTCCGGCCATAGTCGAGCTTCTGCCGGAAATCATTCAAACCGGTATAGATGTTGTTATCTCTCTGGTACAAGGCATTACGGAGACGCTTCCGGAATTGATCCCGGCGGCAACAGAAGCAATCATCAAAATCGCTGAAACGCTGACCGACCCTGGAAATCTCGGGAATTTGGTAGATGCGGCGCTTGCAATCATCCTCGCTCTGGCGGACGGGATCATTGACGCCGTCCCGAGGCTGCTTGAGGTGGCTCCCAAGATTATCACAAATCTCATAACCGCGCTTACTGAAAATTTCCCCAAAATCATCGAATCCGGCGCAAAACTTGTTAAATCGCTGATTGATGGCCTGATTAAATCCATTCCGCAGCTTACTGCGGCTGTGCCAAAGCTTATTATCGGGATTGTACAGGGGATTCTTAACAATCTTCCGCAGATCATCATGTCCGGCCCGCAAATCATTATGGCGCTTATTGAGGGCCTTATTAGCGCAATCCCGGATCTTGTCATGTCGATCCCAACGATAATCAAATCGATTGTAGATACGTTCCTCGGATACGATTGGGGCAGCATCGGAACAAATATCGTTGACGGTATCAAAAACGGATTTCTGCATATGTGGGAGAGCCTAAAGCGGACGGTAAGCGATATGGTCAATGGCCTTGTGAGCGGCGTCAAGAGCATCCTCGGTATTGCGTCCCCGTCTAAAGTCTTCGCCGGAATCGGCGGCTACATGGCAGAAGGACTTGGGCAGGGATTCAGCCGCGAAATGACCGGCGTTCGGAAGGATATCGAGGATCAAATGACTTTCGGCACAACGTCCTTCTCCGTGTCCGGCGCGGCAAAGTCCTCCGTCGGCGTCGTAAACGGCCTGCTTGCCAACAATCAGCCGAGCGGGCTGACACAGGTGAATCTTGTCGTCGACGGACAGACGCTGGCGCGGGTGCTGTTTGATCCGCTGCGCGGCGAAATTCTGCAAAGGGGTGTATCGCTTGCGTAGAATTAAAATCACGGACGGAACAAACACGGTCACGCTTCTGCGCGATCTCGTGTTCACGATTCAGCCGAAGGATATCGGCGCAACCGCGACAATGGCATCCGGAAAGACCGTCATGGACATCATCGGCGTAAAAAATGAGCTGAAAATCCCGACCGGGTGGCTATCCGTTTCCGACTTGCGGAAGCTCCGCAGCATGATCAACACGAAACACGTGTTGAGCGTGACATACCCGGATGTAGACGGCGACAAAACAAGAGAATTCCTTTTTGAACAGCCGGAATACAAGGCAATCATCTATGACGAGGACGGGGTGTCTCAGTGGTGCGGCGTCACGATCTCCGCGACACAGCAAGGGGTGGATTGATGCAGAAGGTATCGAGCAATTACGCACCGTTTACACCGGTGCGTGAGGTTGGTATGCTTGTCCGGTTTTACATTGTCGACCCGTCGGCAAAGAAGAACGGTACGGCCTCTGCATCGGATTCGGCACCAGGCACAAGCGCCGCCGAAACGATCAGCGACAGAGAAACCATATCCGGGAAGTTCGCTGGGCTTGAATTGAACAGGTGGGTTCTGGATGGGACAATCGATATTCCGAACGATAGCTTTGACGGGCAGCATATTGGCTGGTGGAGTGGAGGAGTATCAAACGAGAGCGCCGAAATGGCAAGCACAATTACGTTTGAATTCTCCGCGCCGGTATCCACGATTGGTTGGGCGATGCTGTTTGATGAAAAAATGAACCAATACCCGGCGCAGATCACAATTACCGCGTATGCGAGCGACGGATCGACGGTCGCAACCGGAACAAAGATGATCACGCAGGCGCGGCAGAACATCAGCATGACTGCCGCAAATTACACAAAGCTGACGATTCGATTTGACAAGACGTTCCTGCCAAAGACACGCGCCCGGCTGCGGCAGATCGATTTCGGCCTGACGGAAACCTACGAAAACGACACAATGGCCGACGTGAAGATCATAGAGGAAGCATCCGTTTCCTGCGAATCGTTCCCGTCCCGGCAGATTTCCTTTACGTTCGACAACGCGGATCATCGGTACAACATTCTGAACCCGGACGGCGTTTTCTCCGTGGTTCAGGATGGCCAGAAATTGCTTGCCAGATGCATTGTAAACGGAGAGAGCATAGACGTTGGCGAGTTCTTTTTTACGTCCGTAACGGCGCGGGATTCCGGCGTCACGGCACAGCTTGTCGGAAATGACATGGCAGCAACACTCGAACGTGCGACATATGAGAATGGAAACGCGACCGCGTGTGAGCTTCAGGCCGCAGTTGCGTCCGTTCTGGATGGATACGACATCAATGTTATTTACGGGGATGAGGCTGCAGCAAAAACCGTCGTACCGGCCGTTCCACGCAAAACAACACGCCGGGAAGCGATCCGGCTATTGGCGCAGGCGGCTATGTGCTCCGCGTGGTTTGATCGATCCGGAAACCTGCACATCGCGGAGCTTTCAGCAGGCGCAGTATTGGGAGAAATAACGCCGGATGAGCTTTATAACTATGACGGTGTTTCCATATCTGAGGCAGTCGACTGCGTAGAGTTGCACGTTAAGAGCGACTACGCGAATATCGATACGACAATCACCGCTGGGAGCGGAAAAAACATCAAGAGCGTAAATAACCCGTGCGTAGCGCCTGCAAACTATCAGAATGTGGCTGCGTGGCTGCTTGCGCAGTATAATCGCCGAAAGATCTACAGCGTGAAAAACCGGGGCAACCCAGCGCTCGAAACCGGCGACACCATCAAAATCTCCGACGCATTCGCACAAAACGAAAATGCTGTGCAGACCGGTATGGAACTGACGTTCAGCGGAGGCGGAATTTATGCCGTAACGAAAGGAGTTGGCGCATGAGCACCATCATTGACAACCTCGTCACCGACCGGACGCAGGCGGACGTGGAGCGCGTCAAGGCGCTTGCCGCGAAGGGCTTTTCCGCCATGACTTCCGACGAGCAGGCGGAATGGCTGGCCGGGATGAAGGGCGCGTATAACGCAAGCGACATGAACCGCGTGGGAACCGCCCTGAACTATCTGGCGGCGCGCCTCAGCTCGATCTGCGGCAAGAGCATCGCGTGGACGGCAAAAACAGATTGGGCCGTAACGGACATTATAACGGCCTCACAGGCCGAGGCATACCGCAAGCAGGTGCAATCCATCCGCGACGCGCTTGCGTATCCCGCCGGGACGCCGGACGCGCCGCAGCTGGGCCGCCTGACCTACACCGATGCAAACAACATCGAGCGCATCCTGAAACTCTGCGAAGACTTAATCGTCAACGTTGCAAAATCTTTTCGCCACACCGGCGCGGCGGAGTGCGCCGCAGGAGGATTACTCACATGAAAGATAGGCAGCCAACACAGGTTTTATCCAACGGCGCGATCCGCTACGGCGTCTATAACGCCGACGGCACGCTCAACCACTACGAATACCTCAAGCGCGAGGACGCGCCCACCGTCGAGGGAACGCCCCTCAACAAGGCAAATCTCCTGTCCGATGCAACCGCCGCGAAGATCTGGCCCGGCTCGAAGAAGCCGGACGACCCAACCGTGAATGACGCGCTCGGCAAGCTTTCGGAGGGTACGGCCAAAGTCGGCGACATCGCTATCACCGCCCGCACAGACCTCTCCGACGCATGGCTCCCGTGCGACGGGCGCACTGTATCGCAGGAACAGTATCCAAGCCTCTGCGCCGTCCTGCGGACGCCGGACAGCCCGGCGATTTGGACGGAAAAGACCGTATCAACAAACGTCGGAGCGGGCGGCGACGCGATCTCCTACGAAAACGGACATTGGTTCCGCACGTACCGGGACGCGACATCCGCACACATTCTGGTGTCGGACGACGGCGAAACGTGGGTAGAATGGCCGATTCCGCAGAACTTCTGGACCGACTCAACCACACTTACTTCTCGAATTGTAGCAGCAAATGCTGTAAAGTACTACAATAATCAATATGTATGTAGCGTGTTAGTACTGTGCGCTACAACATCAGGCACAAAATACAGTTGGGGTGTTCTATTTGCAAGAGAGGTATTTAACGCATTTCAAATCGATTCCCCAGGGGTCTTCGCCTGGTATGATTCAGATCAGGTAGAAGACTTTACAGGTACGCGTGCAGACATATATTGGGATGGCCGCTACTTCTTTATAGTAGATAGAGAGGACGTTGCTTACGCCTCCATCGCCATATTTCGATATACAGATCAGCTTACAGCTAAAACCAGACCAGCAACTAGCTCGGAAACATCGTGGACTGCTGGGTCGCAACTCCCTGCGTTTGCTCTGCAGAAGATTCTCGTTCGGGCAGCAGGCAATGGCATTTTTGTCGTAACTATACGTCCTTCCGGCTCTAATGTCGGCAACTCATACGAGTGGCTTTCATACTTCCAAGGTGTTACAGCATCACGACTTGACAAAGACCTGAACACACTTAAACCATCAGATTCTATTGAGTATGAAGCCTTTTTTGAGGTGAATAACGATGTATACCTATACTACACATTCAACAGGTCTGAATATTATCGCCGCAAAATAACGGTTGGAAGCACACTGGACGTATCGACGTCTGTGATAACTGAAGGCGATAGAATACAGTATGCGATAAGCTGCAGCGATCAGGTTGTAGGGGTGTACGATTCGACGGTTAAAGTAGCAGAAAATATAGAGCAAGGATGGGATTTTTCGGCTTCACTTCCTAAAGCCATTGGTAACTATCCTGTTGCAGTAGGTACCATCGTAAGACTGCCATACAAGTCTCAGGGCACGATTGTACAGGATGGTGTCCACGATTTTGCGTACGACAACAAGAAAATCCCTGTCATTACACCCGATCGTCGCAGCAAAGCCTATATCAAGGCACTGGAGGAGTAACTATGCAGGACAGACAGGGCACAAACGATCTTGCGAACGGCGCTATCCGGTACGGGGTATATGACGCGGCGGGAAGCCTTCTGCGGTATGAATGGCTTCGCCCGGAGGACGAACCGCTGGAAGCCGGGACGCCGCTCACGGCCGGGAACCTGCTGACGGCGCAGAGCGCTGCAAAGATCTGGCGAGCAGGCGACGCACCGGCGAACCCGATGGTAAATGAGGCATTCGGGAAGCTGTCGGAGCCGAATTATCACGTCGGCGATATCCTCACGACCGTCCGCGTCCTATCCGCCCCGTGGCACGCGTGCGATGGCTCAACCTTCGATCAGACTGCATACCCGGCCCTCTACGCCGTCCTCGGCGGCACGACGCTGCCGACGATCAGCTATTCCAGCGATACCACCACCTACATCAAAATGGCGGACGATTAGCCCGGCAAATAAAAGAGAAAGGTACAGAAAAATGGACACCAAAACCATCATCGTCACCCTCGCCTGCGCCGCGCTCGGCTCATCCGCGCTGACGGCGGTAGTAAACGCCGTCGTCAGCGCGATACAGAAAAAGCGCGGCAAGGCCACAACGCAGGAGGCGCATCTAGCCGAGATCGACAAAAAGCTCGGAAAAATGCAGGAGCATCAGGACGAGCAGTATCTGGCGATCCTCCGCCTCACGATCATGAGCGAGGAAATGCCAATGGCCGAGCGGCTGATCGCCGGAGAGAAGTATAAAAAGATGGGCGGGAACGGCGACGTGAAAAAATTCCTGCACCAGCTGGAGGCGCAATGCGGACATAGCAATGGAGTTTAGCAAGAAGTGGCTGATTTGCAGCGCGCTCGTCAGCATCGCGCTCATCATCGCCTGCGCAGCAGGCGCAGATCTGACGGAGATCACGCTTGCGGTGCTGGCCGAAACAACGGCCTCCAGCGGCTTCTATCTCTGGAAGGCAAAAAATGAGAACCGCGCGAAGTACGCGCAGAAGTACATGGATAAATGGGCCGAGAAATACGGCCCGGAAGCGGCAGCACGCATCGCAGAGATCGTGCTGAAAGATTGAAAGGAGTTACTTATGAAAAAACTGTTTATCTCTCAGCCTATGAAGGAAAAGACCAACGAGGAAATTCGGAAAGAACGTGAAGATGCGATCTTCTGCGCAAAGGAGCTGATGGGCGATGAAATCGAAGTGATTGACAGCTTCTTTGAAAACGCTCCGGCGGAGGCAAGGCCACTGTGGTATCTTGGCGAATCGCTGAAACTGCTGTCTACGGCTGACGTTGCGTACTTCGCCTCCGGTTGGAAGAACGCCCGCGGCTGCAAGATCGAGCATATCTGCGCGGAGCAGTACGGCATCAACATCGTGGAAGCGTGAAAGGAGTAAGCTATGGACTACACACAGATCATCTCGGCAGTGATCGCGCTCATCAGCGCGCTCGTTTCGGCATTTCTGATCCCGTGGCTCAAAACCAAGATCGACGCGGATAAGCTGCAAACGCTCCGCACTTACGTTGAGATCGGCGTAAAGGCGGCGGAGCAGCTGTACACCGCGACGGACGGCGCGGCGAAAAAGGCGTATGTTGTGAACTTCCTCGCCGAGAAGGGCATTCAATTTGATGTGGAAACAATCGATAAGCTGATCGAGGCCGCCGTGCTGCAGCTGCACCACGAGTTGTACGGGAGTGAGCGGGCATGAGCATCAAAATTGGGCAGGCCAGTCTTGGAGAAACCGGAGGACGCAACCAGCAGCCCGGCAACCAGACCGGGCGGGAGCTGAATATTTCCAACTGGTACAATGGCCGCTGGCTCGGCGTTCTGCGCTATAAGAGCCGCAAAAAGGCCGAGCGGGCCGCGCAGACGTGCGAGGCGGCCATTAAGAACCGGAACATCGGTTACGATATGGCCGACCGGAACACGGCGTATGAGGCCGCCAGAGCTGTCGGGTGGGACGTGAGCAAGATCGCAAAGCCCGTGGAGACGGACTGCTCCGGCCTTATGACGCTCTGCGCCGTGGCCGCAGGCTGTGAGGCCGTCGCCGCGCTCTACAAAAAGCAGGGCAACAGCTGCACCACCTACTGTATGCTGCACGATTGGCCTGCGACGGGAGACTTCGAGCTGCTGACCGGCAGCAAGTATCTGACGACGGACGCCAATCTCCTGCGCGGCGACGTACTGGTAAGCGAGGGCCATACCGTGATGGCCCTCGAAGATGGAAAAAATGCAGAGGAGGAAACTGAGATGGTAGAAAAGAGCAAAATCATCGTGGACGGCAAGGAAGTCGCCGTTGAGCGCATCCTGAAAGACGGCACGAACTACGTCAAGGTGCGCGATCTGGCCGCCGCGCTGGATCTCGAAGTCAGCAACAAGGGCAATATCGCCGTGCTGAATCACAAGGAAAAGTAAGGAGGCGGGGCCTATGTCGCCGCAGGCGCGGGCCAAGCTGCCGCCAGAGCTGGGCCGCCTGACCCGCAAGGATATGGAGGCCGTGATCTATCAGGCCAATCTTGGCCGGGAAAATGAGAAGATCGCGCAGCTCTATTTTGTGGATAAGCTTCCCCAGGTAGATGTTGCAACAGAGCTGTTTCTGGGCCGCGCCACGGTCCAGCGCCGCCTGCCGGAGATCATGCGGGAGATGCAGCGGACATCCAGCAAACTGTATAACTGAGATAAGCGCCGAGAAATCGGCGCTTATTTTTTGAAAAAACTATTGACATATACGGTATTCCGGTATATAATAGGTGCATAAGATGAAGCAAAACAAAACCAACTACGGAGGGTACAGCGATGGCAAAGGCGAAGATCACTTGCAAATGCGAAATCTGCGGAGGCACGTTCGAACACGTCCGCACTTGCGTAAACCGCAGCGACGCAGATTCCTATGCAGAATGGGCTGCGGAACACGTTACTGTTTGCCCGTCCTGCTATGCCGCAGCAAAAAAGGCAGAGGCGGCGTCTAAACTGAATGCGTACATTGCCGAGAACTTCGGTGCCGAGCATCCGCTTCCCAAGATCAGCGGCGTTTCCGAAAAGCAGATTTCCTATGCAGAGGCCCTGCGCGACGAATTCATCTCTCGTGATCTTGCGGGCTGCCACGTAAAGCTCGCCAGATTCTTCGCGGTGGAAGATAAAGTCCGGCTCGAAAACATGAGTGAAGAATGGCACGCCGCAGCAGAGAAGCGAGCGGAATCGGAAGGCCTGTCCGTCGAAGCATGGTTCACGAAAAACCGCCCGGCAATCGTAGCCCGCACTTCCAAGATTACAATCGTCGATGTTGTAAAAAAGCTTGAGCTGATCGTAACGGAGTCCAACGCGTCGAAGCTCATTGACGCGTTGGGCTGAGAAGGAGGAAACAACAATGGAAAACGTAGAGGAAATCACCAGAATCATGAAGGCCGGAAGCGCCGCCGGTCGCGCGCAGGAACCGATGCGGTTTGAGACGCAGGAGGAACGCAACGCATGGTATGAGGAACAAACGGAAATTCTGGCGAAGGTTATGGCTCCAGTAGGAGACGAACCTTACGACAAGAACCTGCAAGGGCATAAGATTGCGGACCGTTTCGCGGATATCCATACATTCGAAATCTACAGACTTACCAATATCCGATACATTATCGGAGACTTTGAAACTTATGAAGAGTACGCGGCCCACTGCCGGGCGGAAATAGAAGCATGGGCCGATGAACTTCGCGCAGATTTAGAGGAGGAATAAAAAATGACTGCACATCTTTACCGCATCCGTTCTGATTTTAGGAATATCCCGGATAAGATTTTCATCAAAGCCACCCAGAAGGAGAATTATCCCGGATCGTGGCTTCACGCAGAAATTGAACTGCCGGATTTTATTCGTGTAGCTGAAACCGAGGCCGGTGACGGCTTCCTGTTCACGCAAGATGAAACTATCACGAAAGTTTACATCGAAACTGCGGAGCGCTTGGACGGCGACGCAATTAAGGGAACGGTGAGCATCCGCAGCGCAAGCGGACGTATGCTTGCAGAATGCGACGCCATGTGGCGATGAGAACGGGGGGCGTGAATCATGCCGAGTGAGGCCCAAAAGCGCGCCCGCGACAAGTGGGACGCCACAAACATGACGCTGGTAAGCTGCAAGATGCGGCGCGACCTTGCTGACGATTTTAAGTCTGCCGCAAAAGCAAACGGCACAACGCCCAGCGCCTTGATCCGTGGGTGGATCGACGGATATATGCAGCAAAACAAGCCCGTGGAGTAATCCGCAGGCAATTTTGAACCAAATTGATACACAACTGAGGCACAAGAAGCCGCAAAAAGGCCCATACTGAACACATCAAAGGAGTGTTCGGTATGGGCTTTTCTTATTTTAATCCAAACCCCGCCGGGCTGAAAGTCGGGGACTGCACCGTCCGGGCCATCGCAAAGGCGACCGGGAAGAGCTGGGACGAGGTGTATATCGGATTGTGCCTGCAAGGACTCATCATGGGAGATCTGCCGAGCGCAAACAGCGTATGGAGCGCTTACCTCCGGCAGCAGGGCTTTACCCGGAACGTAATCCCGAACACGTGCCCGGACTGCTATACCGTCGCGGATTTCTGCGCAGATCATCCGCGCGGCGCGTATGTGTTGGCGTTATCAAGCCACGTTGTGTGCGTGGAGGATGGGACGTATTTTGACACGTGGGATTCTGGGAGTGAAATTCCACTGTTTTATTGGGCAAAGGAGGAAACATGATGTTTGGACAACAGCCGTATGTGTATCAGCAGCCGATTTACAATCAGCCGCCCATGCCGCAGATGCAGGAGCCGCAGATGCAGATGTGTCCGCAGTATCAGCCCGCGCCGCAGATGCCGGCTTACCAACCGCAGCCCCAGCAGCCGCAGAACCAGTCGATCATCTGGATTCCGAACGAGCAGGCGGCGAACGACTTTATCGTCGCGCCAAACAACGCGGTAACGCTTTGGGATATGAACGCGCCAATCGTGTATGTAAAAAAGGCCGACGCAAGCGGGAAACCGGCCATGACGACCTACGACCTTGTAGAGCGTGCGCAGGCCGCGCCAGCGCCCGCAGCGCCGCGAAGGGACATGAGCGAGGAATATGTGACCCGCCGCGAGTTTGAAAAGCTGGTAGCCAAGTTGACGGCCCCCAGCGCCAGACCGGTGAGAAAGACAAAGGAGGCTGAAAGCGATGGCTAACCCCCTGTTTCAGGCCCTCGGCGGCGGACAGATGCCCGGCCCGATGGGGAAGTTCCAAAATATGGTGCAACAGTTTCAGCAATTCAAGCAGAGCTTTCAAGGCGACCCGAAGGCAGAAGTTGAAAAGCTCGTGCAGAGCGGGCGGATATCGCAGCAACAGCTGAATCAAATGCAGCAGCTGGCGGTGCAGTTCCGGCAGCTGCTGCAATAGTTCGGGAATTCCGAACAGTTGAATGATCAAAATCGTGGCCACGATTGAGATAAATCTTTTGAATCTACGAAAGGAATGAAAAATATGAGTTTGAATGACGGCGCCCCGACCATGACAATGCCCGTCGCGCCTACCGGCATGACAGGTGGCGGCTGGGGCGGCTTCGGCGGTGATAATGGCTGGTGGATCATCATCCTGTTTCTTGCCATTTTCTGCGGCTGGGGCGGCAATGGAAACGGATTCGGCAACAACGGCAGAAATTCCGGCGGCGTTGTAGACGGCTATGTGCTGGCCTCTGACTTCTCCAACATCGAGCGCAAGATCGACAGTGTAAATCAGGGCCTTTGCGACGGATTTTACCAGCAGGCGCAGCTTGTCAACGGCACCAACATGGCGATGGCAAACGGCTTTGCTCAGGCCGAGCTTTCCCGCTGCAACCAGCAGGCCGCGCTTATGCAGCAGCTGAACAACATGGCGATGCAGGCACAGGAGTGCTGCTGCGAAAACCGCGCTGCAATCGCCCAGGTGCGCTATGACATGGCGACGCAGGCGTGCGACACCCGCAACACCGTGCAGAACACCACCCGCGACATCATCGACGCGATGAACTGCGGCTTCCGCAGCATCGACCAGCGTCTGACGGCGCAGGAGCTTGCGGCGAAGGACGCAAAGATTGCCGAGCAGAACCAGCAGCTCTTCGGCTACCAGCTGGCGGCATCGCAGGCGGCGCAGAACAATTACCTTGTTTCCACGCTTCGCCCGAGTCCCAGCCCGGCCTATGTTGTCGCAAATCCGTACTGCTGCAACAGCGGTTACAACTACGGCTGCGGCAACTGCGCGTAACAACTCCACATCGTAGAGCTTTTTCGTGGCCTCACGAAAATGGTCGGCCCCCATTGCCGATACTCGATAGCAACGCGGCGGGGCAATCGTCCCGCCGCTGTATTTTTTATGAAAGGAATGATTTTATGGCAACATATAAGGAACTCAAGAAGAAATTCATCGATCACCTGATGGGCGTGGATCTGTACAAGATGAACATCACGGATCTCTACACATACGCCTGTATCCTGAAAACGGTGGACGAAATGGAGCAGCCGAGCTGCGCAGAGGCGATGAAGACGGCGATGGAGCCGATTTTGAACTACTGCAAAGCAGGCAATTCGGGAAGCGGGGTGTTTGGGATTGGCTGAGTTTACAAATTCCAACGTCGTCGGCGTCGCCGCCGGGCAGAACGTCCCGCTGACGGAAACAGCAGTGAGCAGCAAGCCGTGCATCGTGCACAGCGAGGGCAGCGGCCTGGTCACGCTGCGCGGGCTGACAAATCAGTGCAGAGCGAGTTTCAAAGTCTCCTACGGCGGCAACATCGCAATTCCAACCGGCGGCACAGTCGAGGCAATCACAGCCGCACTTGCCATCAACGGTGAAGCCCTGGCAAGCGCGACGGCGACTGTGACACCGGCAGCGGTAGAAAACTACTTCAACGTTTATGTGTCCGCACAGGTGAGCGTGCCGAGAGGCTGCTGCCTGACGGTAGGTATGCGGAACACCAGCACGCAAACGGTTAATTTTGCAAACAGCAATCTTACCGTCGAGCGCGTAGCATGAAAGGAGGAAGCGATATGTATGATCTGAGGAATCTCCGCGAAATGCTCTGCAAAGAGCTGGACGAAATTGCCGAGAAGCGGGAAATGTCCGCAGGCGACCTCGACGCGATCCAGAAATTGACCAGCTCCATCAAGAATACCTACAAGATCGAGATGGCTGAAGACGGCGGCTATTCCCGCGACGGCGAGTGGGAGGCGGATATGCGCGGTACTTACGGCCGGGGCAGCTCTTACCGTGGCCGCCGCCGTGACGCAATGGGCCGCTATACCCGCGCTGATGCCCGCGAGCATATGCGCGCGCAGCTGGACGATATGATGCGCGACGCGGACGACGATAAAACCCGCGACGCGATCCGCCGCTGCATGGAGCAGATCGAGCGGGCATAAGGAGAGCGCAATATGTTGGATGCAGCCGAAATCCGGAAAGAGATTGCTCGCCTGGAATATGAGGAATCCGACTATAAGAATTACGCTAAGCTTGCGGATCTGTACGTGATCCGCAAGCAGATGCAGGAAGAGGAACGGGGCGACGGCGGTAAGTATGTGGGTTACTACTCCGGCGCTCCCGCCCCTGTGACCGCAGAACCGGCTATCGTTGGCGAGTACGGGGACAGTGAGTTTTTACTTGCGGTAGCTGGGAAAAACCCGGCAAAGGCTTGGGCGGTTGTTGATGAACTTATGGACACACTATCGCTTGTGAACCGAAAAGTCTATGATTCTGTGCTGCGGAAAATAAAGTCCATGTAGCAAAAAACAGGGGAGTCCCCTCGCATTGCGCTTAATTTGTAGCATACAATGTAGCATACAGGAAATGATTTTATGTTACATAGCGTGTCATAATGTGATTTTTCGCTTTTTGGGAATACGCGGAAAATAGGGCAAAAAGCATAAAAAAGTACCGGTTTTAGCTGCTTTCAAGCTAAAACCGGTACTTTGGCGCGGAAGGAGAGATTTGAACTCTCGCGCGCTTTTTAGACGCCTACTCCCTTAGCAGGGGAGAAAAACCCATTGAAAACACTGGGGAAATTGGCGTTTGTAACATATTTTGTAGCATACATAATTCACTCTGTCGAGTCGTTTTGCAACTGATTTACGGCATCGACCATGCCTTTCATGTCCGGGTGTACGTACCGTTGGGTAGTCGTTATCTTCGTGTGGCGCATGATTTCCTTGATCGTAAACGGGTCGATGTTTTTCATCGCGAGGGCTGTAGCGGTTGTATGGCGGCATGAGTAAGGTGGTAGCTTTTGCACTCCGGCGAGCTCCAAACACTCATAATATCTCTTGTAAAAATTATCTTTGTTTATGCAGCAGATATTTCCGACGCGCGATTTGCTTTCTTCGCATAGTTCATGCAGCACCGGCGCAACGAAATCCGGGAATACCATAGGCGTTTCCTTCCGCTTCTTTGTCTTTATGCCGCCTCGGACGATCTCATTCTTTTCAAAGTCAATCATATCTTTCTTGAGTTTCAGAAGCTCACCGGGCATCATGCCGGTATAAATCATCGTTAAAATAAACCCAATAAAGTGGTCTTTTGCATACGCTTCCCATAGCTTTTTTACGTCGGCGTCGGTAAACGGTTCCGGCGACTTCTCTTCCAATTCCGGAAGCTTTATGTACTTTGCAAGATTCACGGTTGTCTGCTTTTCTGCGATTGCGAGGTTATAGCAGTGGGAGAGGACGGTTTTCATATCTTTCCGTGTGTAATAGGTGTTGGCGTTGCGGTCGATAACATCCTGTATCTGCGCGATGGTAAGCGCGTCGATCTCACGGTCGGCGATTTCTCTCATGCGCTCGAAGGCCTTTTCCGCCGCGCCCTGACGATCAGCCGATAAGGATAGATAATCCCCACGCAGATATGTTTTGTAGTATTCTCTGAGGGTGGGGCTTCGCTGCTCTTCCTTCGGAGGGTTTGCGGCATATTGGAGGGCGGCGCGCTTTGATGTAAACCCGCCTTTTGTTCGCATCTTTTGCCGAAGCTTGTCGTTCTCATCTAGGTAAGTTCTTTCTGTCCAACGCGCCGTCCACGTCTTCCCTCGCTGGTAAGCGCTTCCTTGCCCGTTCCCGCGTGTCCGGTTTCGCCGCGCTTCCTGTTTTTTTCCGCACCAGCAACAGTAGGGCGCGCCGTCTGGGATTTCTTTTTTACACTTGATGCACTCCATGTTTCCCTCCACGTTCTTTTCGAATCGCGTAGAAAGTAATTGCCGAAGCCAGCGCTGAACCTACGATCAGGGCAATGCAAACCCATGCAGCTACGGACAAATCTCCATCGCGAATGAGGCCTGCGCTCCGACTCTGCGCATCCGTCACAAGGCAGGCAATCAGAGAAAAGGAGAGCAGCATACAAAACAGGGCGAGGACGTAACACATTGTATGTGTAGACTTTATCTGTGCGCTTTGCACGGCCGCTGTTGCCTCCAGTTTGGCGTTTTCAAGCTCGACGTGATGGATCTGCTTGGTCAGCTTTTCCTGGCTTCCGACGCGATTTTCAAGGCCGAACAGCTCGTCGAGCGACAACCCGAGCGTTTTGCATAGCGCAGCCGAGTTGTAAAGCCGTGGATCCGCTTGTGTTCCAGCGTATAATCGGCTCACGGCAGAGAAGGAAACGCCGGACTCGTTCGACAGCTCCTCCAACGTCATCCCGCTTGCATCTTTTGCCCTTCTGATCTTCCCCTGATACGCGCCGATAAACGGAGCGAGATCCTGTATTGCGGACATGATTACGCCTCCATTCGTAAGTTTCAGTTTTATTTCTTACATTTTCCATATAAAAATGCAAAACATATGACAAGAACGCAGGATTCGCCCTTTTCTTACAAACATTATCTGGTACAATGAAAACGTAGCAGATAGTTCCTGAATCCTGCATCTGCTGAAATGGCCCCACCGTATGTTCCAGATACGATGGGGCCGGTCAAACCAAATATTATATCAAATCATCAGTCCCATAAACTGTACACCATCGGATTCCTGATTCCCAAAAATAACGCGGTCTGTTTGTTCATAATACCATGTTGATTTTTAGAACAATCGTTCTATAATAAATGTCAGGAGGAAAAAATATGGAGTGCATCAACATCCGGGTAAACAACGGGAGGGTCGACGTGACGGTCGACGGCGCGAAGCTGACAGACGTGCACAGCGTCAGCGTGGACTACATCAAGGGCGTGCCGCTGCTCTTTTCCTGCGTCGCCGACATAGGCCGGGAGCAGGAAGAACGCCGGGGGCCGCACGTGCTGCATTAAGAGAGCGGGGATAAAATTCCTTATAAACGCATATGAAGCGAGACAACGTAGGTGCTTCCGTGCTTTACCCGGGATATCTGCCCGCTTTTATCCAGAAAATAAAGATGCTCTTTGATGTCTTCTTTGATGGCATTATCAAACGCCTTATATATATCGGTTTGTAAAACTGGCTGGGCCTTAGAGATAAAAGCGAGTAAATCTGCATCTAATGTTGGAAGAATAGAAACTCTTATATTTTCTCGCTGCTTCAACTCCTGATAGTTTTCCTTTAAATAGTTTAGACGATCAGTTGCTGGGGTAATATATGTAGTTCCTCCTGGCATTTTCCGAATGGGCTTTCCCCACTCTTCTTCAAAATACTGTTTTCTTCCGCAAGATATACAGAATTGCCGAAGATCGTTATATGCGGAAATCTCACATTCGAGAAGACTGATTTCCTCGTCAAGCCCATGCCGCTCTTTTAGCGCGACGGAAAAGCCAATCATAATATCCTCATACGGTTTGATATGCTCGTTGATAAACTTCATCTCTTCGAAGTCCGGAATATCACACGATGGTGAAGCATCGGGTTTGAGCTCGACCTCGCGACCGTTTTCGAATGCGTGCATTTCTATCTTGAATTTTGGCTTTTTGTTGTTCTTAAAGAAATTGAAAATTTGAAATCACCACCAGATTACAGCATTTTCTATGCAAGCGCTGTAAACAATTACATATTACCACTTAGAACCAGCAACCGCAATGTAGAAGCTGCACAAAAATAAACGTCGGAATTTGAAAGAATGGAGATAGGAACTGAAATGAACGAAAAAGAAGCCGCGACAATCAAGGAATTGGTGGAAACTATATCAAGACTCACGCCCGAAAAACTCAATCTTTTTCTGTCTGCTTCGCAAGATTTAATAGAGCGGATGCAAGCTCGGGACGATTCATGCAAATCCGAATAATCTGCTGGATATCCTCCGGCAAGTCACGAATAAGCGCTTCGCCATCTGCGGGGCGCTCTTTTTTTATGCCTTTGCCCATCAGTTCTTCTACTGTTACGCCGAAGTAGTCGGCGATTTTTTGCGCATTTACGTCAGAGGGTTTTGTCTTCCGCGCTTTCCAACAGCTTATTGTTGACTTGTCAATTCCGAGTTCTCGGCCAACGTATGCTGGGCTTTTGTTTACAGAAGCGCAAAGCGCAACAAAGTTGTCATAAAACACAATAATACACCTCTGGAATTGTTAAATACGACGAAAGTTGAATTAGTTTGCAAATAGCGGTTGACAGTTGAGAATGTTTGATGTATTATTGCCTTGTGGTTGAAAAAGTTTGCAACAGACAAGACCCAAGCAAATCAACGCTTGCGCCAATGCTAATGTGTTTCTCGCAAATTCATAGTAGCACAAACAGTAAACAATTTCAACAATAAATTTCAAAAGTTGACTGCGGCGAAAAGAAACGCCGCCCGTGGTTCGTTCACGAGCGGGTTTCCCCAGAGTTGTTTACCAGAACGCGCTGCACAGGATGGTCGTCTGCATTACTTTGCATCCGTCCGAATTGGTAGAGTTCTTTCCACCGGCTCGGCAATACTATCCTGACACAAAACGAACTTGCGCTTCTATGGACGCGCCGCTCACTTTGGCAGTTCTGGCGCTGCCCCTTGCCCTAACGCATCACGCCGTTTCTTTGGTCTGGAACTGGCAAGTTCAAAAGTTTGGTCATGACAACCACCTCCTGAATTTACCTAAAAGGGCTAATGGCAGTATAGCACGTCCGGGGCGTTGCAGTCAACAATTTTAACAGAATGGAGGTGTGTATATGCCTGAAAAATGGACAGGCGTACTGATCGGGAAAATGCACAATGCGCGTGTTTCATACGACGATCTTGCCGCAGAGCTTGGACTTACAAAAGGCTATCTGTCCATGATCTTGAACGGGAAAAGAAATCCGCCGGGTGCGAGGAAGCGCTTGGAAGACGCGGTTAAGGCCGTGATCGAACGAAGAACGGAGGAAAAATGACGCTGGACGATATCCGGGCAATGTCAAAGCCCACAATCCTCGCAAGCGAGGCGGCGCAGGTGCTCGGCTGTACCCCGCAATGGCTTCGCTTGATGGCGAGGGAACAGCCTGAAAAGCTGGGCTTCCCGGTCTGCTGCACAAGCAAGCACAGAGTGAAGATCCCGAGAGAGCCGTTTTTGCGGTTTCTCGGAGCATGAGGAGGAACAAATGAAAGTTAGATTAACATTTTTGGAGCAGGTTCTTGGCACATGGCCGAGCAACGAGAACATTGCACGGGACTTTATCGCAAGCAAGGCCCCGGACGCAAGCACGATCGAGGATGAGATCGCAGCGCTCGGCGCGGACGCTGTTGCCGAAAAGGGCAAAACCGTTTTCCCGCGTACCGACGGACAGCCGATTCTGTACGATTATCAGATCAAAGGCTTTTTCAAAGACGCCTGCGGTATGCTGGCACGCGTGAAAGCCAAGAAATCCAGCGCTCTGAAAGCCTATAAGAAGATCATCGACGGCCTGATCTTTGTAGAGCCGCGCATGATTCCCATTGAGGTCAACGGCGAGGTCGGCGAATGCCAGAGGCCGCTTCGCGCACAGACCGCACAGGGCGAGCGAGTCAGCCTTGCGAACTCCGAGGAGATCCCGGCAGGCAGCTCCATCGAGTTTGATATCGTGATGCTCGACGAAAAGGCACACAAGGAAGCAGTGCTTGAATGGCTGGAGTATGGCCGCCTGCGTGGCATCGGCCAGTGGCGGAACTCCGGCAAGGGCAGATTTACCTACGAGGTTCTGAATGGTTAAGTGCAAGGGTGAGGCCACGCAGGGACTTGCGAGGGAAGCGCGTCGCTGAGAGCAGCGGCGAACGGCAACGGAATTGCTTCGTACCGATGGGCGTAGATGCGCAACGGCAGTGTTTAGCGGTGATAGGCGCAGCAAAGGAAAAGCATGGAAACGCTCAGGAATACAATGAACTGCAATGGCTTGGCTTAGTGTGGCAAAGAACGGCAAAGGCAAGGAATGAATAGCCCAGCAACGCAGGGGCATGGCAAATCATCGAAGGCTACGCGCAGCTAAGGCGCAGCAACGAATGCAAAGCAGGGGAAAGGCCAAGCAGGGCAACGCCAAGCAGCGGCAACGAATTGCGAAGCAACGAACAGAAATCGAAAAAGGAGAGGACAGAAGGAGGATGCAACATGGCGGAAGTGAAGACCTACACCCTGACGCTGGATGCGCAGGAGCTGCATGATCTGATTGAGGCGGCGCTGGTGTGTGAGTGCCAGGTAGCGCAGATCATCGGCGGGCTGAAGCGAAAGGGGCTGGACCTGGACGCGCAGAAGCTCGTTACACAAAACGCCCGTCTGGCGCGGCTCGTCAGGCGGATGCAGGAGACGAAGGGAGGATAAGCGGAATGCGGAAACTGATTCTCAGCGGAGACGATTGGTTTGAGCTGAAGCACACGCTGGAGCTGTTTGTGATCGAGACAAACAACGCGGCGAATGAGTACGAGAACATGGCTGCACACGTGCGAGTGGCGGAATTTTCTGAACGGTATGCAAACCTCGCAAAACGCAACGGGGAAAGGACGGAGAACTGCAAGCGGCTTATAGCGCTGGTAGAATCGGCAGAACGCCTGCAGGAGACGAAGGAGGAAACCAATGGATAACGGGAAGGTACACGTCGAGATCGGCATGGACGGCAAAAAAACGGTATCTGCGCTATCCGGCAGCGCGCTGGAACTGAGCGCTGCTGCCGCGCGAATCCTGAACATATTTTATGCCGCGTTCTGCCAGCGGGGAATAGGAGAGGAATTCAAGGAAACCATGCGCTACTGCGTGAACCGAGAGGACAGCCCGGTATGGAGGAAGGAGTTAGCAGAATGAGAACCAATCTTGCAGAGCGGCTCGGGTATGAGCCGGAGGAAACGACTGAGGAGCGCCGGGAGCGGCTGCGGGAAGAAGCGGAGGCCCGCAAGGCGGCGCGGCGGATCGTCAAGGGCCTGTGCCTTTGGGTGAGCGGCGCAGCAATGATCTTGGCCGCAATGGCCGGGACGGCGGAAATGACGTATGAATGCGTCGTGACTGGCTTCGTCGCGCTCGTAGCGCTGCTGTACGGGCTGGCATAAAGAAATGACCCCTGCCGCGCGGCAACGCGACAGAGGCTGAAAGGAAAACGATTGTCGCCCTCATTATAGGGCAGAAAGGAACCTATGTCAAGTTTAACGGATTCCCGCGTCCGACATGGTGCGAAAGCCTGCGTCGACGCGGTACATCGGGCCGACTACCCGAAGTTTAATAAGGTTCTGCTTTCGCAATGCGAACACCCGGAGAAATACGGTGTCAGGCTAGAACCCGACGCAGCGGCGGCGATCAAGGCGATGGACGCGCCAAAGAACCGCGTTGAGCGCAGGAAGAAGACGAACCGGTATTATTTCCGGCTGACGGATGATCAGGCTAAGAAGCTGGACAGGCTTCTGAAAAAGCTGGGCTATTCTACGGTTCAAAGCTTCTGTGAAGCGCTGATCCGCCAGGAGGTGAGCCGGAATGGCATATGACGGCGAAAACCTGTACTTGAGCATTCCGGAGCCGGAGTACGAGCCGGACGAGCCGGAGGACGAAGACCGTTATTTGTTCCCGCCGCTGTGGCTGGTGGGAAAGATGAAACAGGAGGATCAACATGAAAGTTTATAAAGGCACGGATAAGGATATGAAGTGCCGCGGGTTTCAATACAAGCTGGGCGAAACCGCTGTTTTTGACGGTGAACCGCACCTATGCAAAGAAGGTTTGCACGCGTGCGAGCAGCCTATCGATGTGCTAAACCACTACGCACCGAATGCAAGCCGGTACTTTGAGGCAGATGCCGAAGAAGTAACTGACGAGCGTGAATCGGATGATAGTAAAATCGTCGCGAAAAAAATGACGTTGAAAGCTGAGATTGGCGTTCCCGGCCTCGTGAAAGCGCAGATCGAATATGTCAAGAACCAAATCGGATTTGAGGACGCGATCAAGCGCGCAAACGCCGAAAAAGAGAATCATGCCACAGGCAATCAGGGCGCGGCCTCCGCCACGGGCTATCAGGGCGCGGCCTCCGCCACAGGCTATCGGGGCGCAGCATCGGCCACAGGCGATCAGGGCGCGGCCTCCGCCACGGGCTATCAGGGCGCGGCCTCCGCCACAGGC